ACGCTTATAAAAATATTAGTACGGTGCGGTGGAGAACACTGTACAAATTACTTAAACCGGAAACATGGCTTTGGATGTTGACGGGCACACCCGCTGCACAGTCGCCGCTCGATGCGTATGGGCTTGGCAAACTAGTGAACCCATTAGGTGTTCCAAAAATTTATTCAGCATATCGTGACATGGTGATGTACCAGATCTCACGCTATCGATGGGAGCCAAAAGACAGTGCAACAGATACAGTATTCAACGCACTGCAACCTGCTATTCGCTTTACAAAAAGTGAGTGCCTCGATTTGCCTGACATGGTTTATGTCACACGCAACATCGAACTAACCCCACAACAAAAAAAGTATTATGAAACACTTCGCAAGCAAATGGTTGTCACCGCTGCCGGAGAAGAAATTACAGCGGTCAACGCAGCGGTTGGCTTAAACAAATTGCTACAAATTTCATGTGGCGCAGCCTACACCGACTCTGGCGAAACCGTAGTCTTTGACATCAAGAACCGCTACACCGTACTGCAAGAAGTCATCGAAGAAACAAACCATAAGGTTATTGTTTTCATTCCGTTCAAACATACGATTGAAGTGCTGAAAGAACGACTAACTGAGGATGGCATATCAGTTGAGGTCATCAGCGGTGAGGTATCTGCGGGTAGCCGCACAAGGATATTTAATGACTTTCAAAGCACCTCAAACATCAAGGTGCTTCTTGTGCAGCCCCAAGCCGCAGCGCATGGGGTTACGCTAACCGCTGCCGATACGATTGTGTGGTGGGGGCCAACCCCCTCGCATGAGATCTACGCACAGGCCAACGCACGGGCGCACCGAGCAGGGCAAACAAACAAGGTGACTGTCGTACGGTTGGTAGGCAGTAACGCAGAAAAACATTTATACAAACTTCTTGATAGTAAAGTTAATGCCCACGTACAACTTGTATCCTTATACAAGGAAGTGCTTGACAAGAGCATTTAATGCCATTATATTAGCGGCATAACACAACACAGGAGAGTAAGATGACTGACAAAGAGGACGGTATCTCCGTCGATAAGCTAGTCCGCGTCTATATCAAGATGCGGGAAAAACGCGAAGCCCTAACCCGCGAATACGACACAGCATACGAAGCCATAAGCGAGAAGATGCGTTTGGTTAAGAACGAACTTCTCGACCAGATGCGCTCAGCCAATGTAGAAAGCATCCGCACCACCGAAGGGTTGGTGTACCGCACCGTCAACAAAAAATACTGGACGAGCGATTGGGATAACTTTTACAACTTCATCATGGAACACAACATCCCGCAGGTGTTAGAGAGGCGGGTGCATCAAAACAATTTGAAAGAGTTCTTGGAGAACAACCCCGATTTGCTGCCACCGGGGATGAATGTGGACAGCGAATACTCCGTAACCGTTCAACGTAGGAGAAATTAATGGAAGTCGTTGATGAGAAGTACATCACGATTGAAGATGTGGCGAAGCATTATTCAGTGTCAATCTCAACCGTGCGCTCGTGGATGCGAGCTGACATTATCCCCGCATTAAAGATTGCCAATGTGTACCGCTTCAAGCTGTCTGACGTTGACGCAGCACTGAAAAATTACAGCAAGGCAAAAGAAATCGAGGAGCAGAAGAAAGACCCTCGGCAGTTGGAACTTGACTTTAACCCAGATAAAGATCTGTAAGGAGAAATAGATGTCTGAATTAGCATTGTTCAAAGGTGGTTTACCCGCATATCTCAAAGATATGCAAGACGAAGCAACCCAAGCATTGGCTGGGAGTAGTGGCGGTGGCGGTGCAAAGCGTATCTCAATCGAAGGCGGTGTGTTTCGTATGCTTGTTGGCGGTAAGGAAGTAGCAGTCAACGAAGATCGCTCGATGAATATGATCATCGTTAAAGCTGCGGCAAACAACGCCCGTGTTTTTTACGCCGGTACTTATGTCAAAGGGCAGGTATCCGCACCTGATTGTTGGTCAAATGATGGCATCACCTCAGATGCCAAATCACGTAACCGTCAGGCAGAGAAGTGCGCTGACTGCCCACAAAACATCAAAGGCTCTGGGCAGGGCGAAAGCCGTGCGTGTCGTTTCCAACGTCGCCTTGCAGTGATTCCTGAGAACGAGCCTAACGGGTTTGTGTATCAGCTTACGCTGCCATCAACAAGTATTTTTGGTGATGGTACTCAGGGCAAATGGCCGTTGCTTGCTTACGCAAAACACCTTGCAGCACACGGGGCACCCATCACTGGGGTGGTTACTGAGATGCGGTTTGATACATCAAGCCCCACACCGAAGTTAGTATTCAAGCCTGTTCGTCCTATCACTGAGGATGAATTCAATATGGTGCAAGCCGCTAAAGATGCACCAGAAGCTCAGGCAGCGGTTACTATGACAGTGGCCCAAACGGACGGGGTGCGTAACGCCCCTGCTGCTCTACCTGAACCAAAGGTTGCAGCAAAGAAAACCGAGCCGGACACTAAACTGTCTGACTTACTCAATGAGTTTGATGACGAGTAAGTTGTAGCCTACGGGCGACTAGATCGACGGATTGAAAAGGCTCCGCGCCGCAGGGAGTCCTGTCGCCCTATCTTTTTTCTGCGGAGGAAGCGGCTATGGATACATTAAAATTTTTAGAGACAGTATTACCAACGCAAGGTATCTACGTTGCGTACACATCGAAAGGCCCAAAAAAAGATAACGTATATAAGCAAAGCTACTATGAGCAGATCGACGGTCTTATTGAACGAGGACAAGAAGCAAAACGTATAGGTTGGGATGCGTACTTCGCACTGGCTACATTTCCTGTTAAAGGAACCCGCAAAGCTAAAGACGCAGCCTACTTAAAGAGCTTGTTTTTAGATGTGGATTGTGGGGAAGGAAAGCCCTATGCCACACGCGAAGATGGAATACGCGCCCTAGTTTCTTTCTGTAAAACATACAAACTACCCAAACCTTTACTGACGAGTAGTGGTAGAGGTGTCCATGTCTATTGGCCTTTCACCCAAGAGGTAACCAAAGAAGAATGGCAGAAGGTTGCATGGAAACTCGACACGCTTATAAAAGCCGCCAAGTTTGAAGTTGATAACTCTATAACTTGTAATGCTGCGTCAGTCTTACGCACTCCGGGCACATCGCACTTTAAGAGCGAACCACGACCCGTCGAGATCATCAATGGAGAGTGCACCCCCCAACCCTTTTCGTTTTACCAATCAACCATAGGTGAAGAGTCTAGACAAAGACAACTATTCAAACCCAGAGAGCTAGACCCCGTTACCCAAGCCCTGCTTGGCAGCTACACCAACAGCTTCAAACTCATCCTAAAGAAAACAAACAGCAACATAGGATGCAACCAGCTTAAAGATTTAATAACAAACCAAGCCACGATGGACGAACCCAAGTGGCGAGCTGCGCTGTCGATTGCAGCGTTTACCGTGGAAGCTGACAAGGCGATACACATTGTGTCGCGCAACCACCCCGAATACGATCCTGTTGAAACAGAACAAAAAGCTGCACAGATCAAAGGCCCGTTCTTGTGCGATACCTTTGAGAAATACAACCCCGGCAAGTGTGAGGGGTGCATCCACCGTGGGCAGATTAGATCGCCAATTACCTTGGGGCGGTCTGTTGCAGAAGCTAAAGAAGAAACAACTGTTGTCACCGACCACCCAACAGATTTACCTGAAGGATATTTACAGCAGTACACGATACCTAAATACCCATCCCCCTATTTTCGTGGGCAGAACGGTGGTGTTTTTAAACGTGAAGCAAAGAAAGCACCTGATGGTGCATACGTCGAAGTTGAAAAGTCCATATACCACAACGATTTTTATGTGGTGAAGCGGTTGATGGATGCAGAGCTAGGTGAGTGCGCGGTCATGCGATTGCATTTGCCCAAAGATGGTGTGCGTGAATTTACAATTTCAAACGCGCTATCAACGGAAGAGCTTCGTAAGAAGTTAGCCATGCAAGGCATAGCCGTAAACAAGATGGACGAGATCAAGGCATACGTGGTCGCTTGGTTTAACTACCTACAATTTTTGGAGAAATCCGGCATGACACATATGCAGTTTGGTTGGGTTAAAAAAGAAGAACAGCGTTTAAGTTTTGTAGTGGGTAACAAAGAGTTTTCTCCGCAAGGCATCGAGCACAGCCCACCATCAAGTAAAACAATTGACTACATGCACTTCTTCACACAGGCGGGTACGCTTGATAAGTGGAAAGAAACCATGCAGTTTTTTACTGATAAGCCAAACAGTGAGATGCACAAATTCATAATCGGTTGTGGGTTTGGGTCGTTGTTCATGGATTTTTCTGCGGTGCACGGGCTTGGCGTTCATGTCTACAGTGCAGACTCAGGTTACGGCAAAACAACTGCCATGCTAGCGGGTGCTTCTATCTGGGGTGATCCAAGCCTCGTTATGATGAAGCACGATGACACTCACGCAAGCCGCATGGCTCGTACTGAAGTGTTCAAAAACATTTGTATGTACTTCGATGAGATGACCAACATCGATGGGAAAGAAGCAAGCCACTATGCGTACTCAATTCCTAATGGCCTACAACGTGCCCGTATGGAGTCAAACAGCAACAAAGAAAGATGGCGCGGTCTGCCTTGGAAAACTATAGCCATATCGACCGGCAACACAAAGCTGTCAGATCGTATGCGTATGGAGAAAGCCGCACCCAACGCAGAGATGTACCGCATACTAGAAATTGAAGCGGTCAAAGGTTTGAAGCTGCGTAAAGAAGATACCGACATACTGGCAAAAGCCATCAACACCAACTACGGTCATGCACACATCCCGTTTCTCCAGTGGGTTATGCGTAACCTAAAAGAAACTGAAGAGTTATGGACACAGGTTAGGCTGAAGCTCGATAAAGAAGCTAACCTGTCTTATGAAGATCGGTTCTATTCGGCAGGGTGCGCTTCATCACTTACTGGGCTTATCATCGCCAAGAAGCTAGGGTTAATTGATTGGAACGTGGCTGAAGTTTTTAAGTGGGTGGTGAAGATTATCGGTCATGCGTCGGTAACCAGAGAAGAAGCCAAGATCGACCCACTGCACATCATTGGGCAATACTGGGCAGAAAACTTTTCTAACACACTGTCAAT